CATTAAGCAGAGGTATTAGAATAGGTAAATTATATAATTCTATGACTATGCTTACTGGTATTGCTCAAACTGTTGATACAGCAAGATTAGTAATGATCAATGGTGTTACTAAAACATTTAAAATGTCATTAGAAGTTATGACAAATGGTTATGCAAAAGAAACAATTAGAATGAGTAAAAATACTACACAGCTTGGTGGAGAAGCTCTTGATATGGCAACAAGTCAAAGAGCTATGTCTATGTACGGTATAGATGATGCTTTTGGCGTATTTAACAAATTTGAGCAAGGTATGAGTACAGTAGGTAATTTATACTTTACATTTTTAAATTTATCTAACCCTTGGAATACAGCAGTAAAAACTATGGCTGGTATGTTTAATGGAGCAAGAACATTAGAATCAATAGAAGCATTAGTTACTGGTGGTAAAATTACTAAAGTAAATTTAGCTAGATTAAGAAAACTAGGTATAGATGATGATGTAGCAAAAGAAATATATAAACAATATCAAAAACATGGATATGGTAAAAATGCTAACTCTTGGAAAAGTATTGGTGATCAATATAAATTAATGAGAGTAGCAAATAGTGAATCATGGGATCAAACACCTGAAGCAATAAAAGCAGCAGAAGTATATCATTCAGCAATAGGTAAACAAGCTAGAATAGATATTGTTACACCATCTAAAGGTGATGTACCTTTATGGGCAAACACAGAATTAGGTGGAGTATTACTACAATTTAAAAAATTTGGTTTAGCAGCAACACAAAGAATGTTGATGGTAGGATTACAAGAAAGAGATATAAACTTCTTAAATGGTGCATTACTTCTATTAGCTAGTGGTGCAGCAGTTGATGCATTTAGACAAAGAGCATTTAATAGAAGCTATGCTAAAAAACCATTAGGACAAAAATTAGTAGATGCATTTGATAGATCAGGATTAGGTGGTATATTTTCTGATGTAAACAATGCACTAGAAAGATTAACTAATAATGAAATAGGTCTTAGACCTTTGCTTGGAGCAAAAAAACCATATGGTACATATAGAGATTTATTTAATAATCCTGTACCTGATGTACTTGGTCCAAGTGCTAGTCAACTTGCAAATATAGGAGATATTGCTTGGACATGGGGTACAGGTAAGTACAACCATCACACAGCAAGAAATGTGCGTAGACTTTTACCATTTCAAAATGTATGGTTTTTAGATTCATTATTTGATGAAATTGAGAAAAAGGCCTTAAGATGAGTATAACTATATCAAATACTAGTGCCAGAATACAATATACTGCTACTAGTTCACAAACACAGTTTACTGTGCCATTTGAATTTTTTTCAGATGCAGATTTACTAGTAGTACATACTAATGCTGGTGGTGTAGATGCTACATTATCTTTAGCTTCTAACCCATCTTCTGTATCTCAATAC